CTTGCGCCGCTCCTGATTTCATGGCCGTAGGCGCAGCCTTGGTCAGGACGCGAGCAGCACCTCCTGCCAATGCATCGCCAACCAACACATCTCCCGCCAGCATTGCCTGCAAGCCCTTTGAGGCAACGCCTGCCTTACTTGCGACCGACACACCCTTGAGAAGTGGCCCGAGGCCAAGCGATCCAACAAGGCCCGTGGCAACACCTGAGTAGTGCGATATGGGATATTCTTCGGCGCGAAGTTTTTGCTCTCCGGTCGTGGAACCGCCCGTGTACTGCCCAAGTAATGGATAGAACGGTATCGCGCTGCCAGCGCCTTCAAGAAACGCCATCAGGCCTTGCGAAACAGGGTACTGGCCCTTGGAGATTTCGTATCGTTCCTTGTCTCGCTTTTTTTCGTAGTAGCGCCTAACTTCATCGGGGCTTGCTGGCGACAACGTCCCTTGCTTGTCAGCCCACTCCGCATCCTGCGGGGTCTTAGCCTCAAGCACGGAGCCAGAGGCATCGACATAGTACTTCGTTGCCATCAGAACTCCCTACTCGGCTGGCTTAAGTGGACCGCGAGAACCATGAAGTGCTTTTTCATACGACCGCAGCAGCGTTTCGGTCCCCTTGTGACCGCTAATTCCAGACGACTTGATTTCGTTGTAAATGCCCTCAGCAATCGAACGCTTGAATTCTGCCAACGCAGTCCTTACCGTTCCGAGCGTATCATACGCCTTGGCAGGACTAAGCGCATCAGACGTGAATGCAAAGACACGTTTTGATACAAGGTCTTTGTCGGCCAACGGAAGAATTCTCTTGACGCCGTTTGAGGACGGATATTCCGTCAAAAAACGAGTCAGCGCGGTTTTGATCTGTTCTGCGGTCTGCGGGTCTAGCGACGTTGGGTTTTTCTTGATGAGAGTGAGTGCTCGTTGCGCCTGCTCAAGCGCCCCTTGCCTAAGCTTGATGCTTTCGATTGTTGGCGCTTGCATGCGAATCCCAACAACCGGAAACTCTACGTTTGCGCCAGTCTGCGGATCTACTGCTTGAGCCATCTGCTTGCGTTGTTCAATGGCAGGCAATTTTTCAAAGATTTCTAGGGAAGTCACTTCTGCGCCCAGCGTCTCCTGTCCCGGCTTGACGGGCTTCGGCGCTGCGGGGGCGCGAGACCGAGCTGCTGCGGCGTTGCGCTGATTTGCAAGCGCCTCGGCGGCCGCAGTCTCAGCTTCAAGCTTCTTCTTCATTAGGTCCGCAAGTTCCTTCTCTCGGTCGGCTGCGGCGGAGATGCGACGCGCCTGAGCGTCCTTCCGAAGCACCTCGGCGCGGTCCTTGGTGGCATCAAGCATAAGCTTGCTGCTGACCTGAGCGGCGGCCGCTTCTGCCGCTGGGCCAGCATAGCGCAGTTTCATCTCGGAAACCTCAAGGGCCGCCAGGTCTTTCAGGTCCGCGCTGAGAAGCTTCTTGGCCTGTTCCTCGTCGCCAAGCAGACGAACGTACTCGTTATACTTGGACGTGCGACGGTGCTTTTGTTCCTCAAGGTCTTTCGCAATCGCGTCTTCAAACGCCTTGTAGGCGTAGTTGGGCGTGTTTGTGTAGCCCGATGCATACCCGCCAATGGCAAGCGCAAACAGAGACAGAAGCGTTTTGGGAAGCCCAACAGAGTCTGAAAAGCTCTTGATGTCCAGCAATCCGTCCTTGAAGTCCTTTTCCATAGCGGCGCGACGGGCAGAGAGCTTTTCTGCGTTGTCCTTGTCGATGGCCGACTGCTCCAGTTCCCGTGCGTACTGGCGACGAGCAAGTTCCAGTTCGCCGCTTGCAACCTCCTTGTCGATCTTCGCCTTGTTGTCAACCGCAGACAGGTAGTTTGAGACCGCAGCGTCGTAGTTGTCGATAGCGGACTTTGTCGCGTCGGGCTTCGGCGGAGCGATGCTGGCAAGCGCAAGCCTGACACCGGGGTCATCGCCATTGGGCATGAGCGTAGCGATTACATCGCCGATGGGCTTGCCGGTGTTTGCCGACAACTGCCTTGCCTTCGACACGTCAGACAGTGTCGGCAAAGAGAGCGGCGCGATGGGAGCAGCGGCAGTCGGCGCAGAAGCGGCTACAACCGGGGCCGGCGCAGCGGGAGTAGGCTCCGGAGACGACGCCTTGCGTGGAGACATCAAGTCTTCCGGAATCGACAGCTCAAGCTCGTCTTCTTCAGTCTTTGACTGCTTAGTTGGCGCACCAAGATCCGGTAGCGACAGCTCAAGCTCTTCCTGAACGGGACGTGGCTTGCGGTCTGCCTTGGGAATGTCAGGCAGACTCAATTCCAGCTCATCCGCAACCGGCTTTTCGGGGGTTGCTGTGGCTGTTGCAGGGACTGCTGGAGCAACAGGAGACGCCACGGGCGGGACTGCATTGAGGACGGGAGCAACGGGAGTCGTGACCGTCGAAACCGGTGACGCATCTGCCGCACGAAGAGCCTTCATACGGGCGATTTGCCGTTTCAAATGCGCGCGCACTTCGGGCGTAATTTTATCATCATCAGGAGGCGGTGTCGTGTTGGCGCTGTCTAGTGCGGACAGTTGGCCGCTTTTGGCAAGCGCCTCCGTGCGCTTGAACGCATCAAGAGGCTTAGCCCCTTGGAGCATAAAGGCGTCATAGGCAGCGTGCCATGCCGGCGAACGCCTGTTCATGGCGGCAAAAAAACGCTTCTCTTTATCGCTTTTTTGGTACCTAGGAACAGGAGCAGCAACACCCTGCTCTGTTTTAGGGGTTGATTCTGAGGTCGCCTCCACGGTAGTCGCAGGGGCGGATGCCGTCTCTTGTGGCGCGGGGGTCGCCGCTTCAGGCGCAACAACCGGCGCAGAAATGGGCGCCTGTGGCGCAACCGGAGCCGGGGCCGTATTGACGACAACGCTGACAGGGGCGGGTGCCGCGACAGGCGCAGGAGGAGGCGCAACGGGACGAGTCGGCGCAGCGCGTTGCGCGGCAAGTTCAGCTAGTGCCGCCTTGTTTTCGGCTGCCGTCACAACACGGCGACTGGTGCGCGGAATCTCTTGCTCAACGGGCGTCTCGGGAGTCTCAGACCATTGCGGCATTGACCGTTGCACAAACGCCTCGGCCTCTGCTTGCTGCTTGGCCTCCTCTGGCGTCAAGTCTGGCCCGTCCTCAACCTCTCCGCCAACCTGATAATTCCGCACCTCGCCACCCTGCGCAAAGCGACGCAGCCGCCCCACGGTGCTGGGCGACAACCCCTTCTTGGCAATGGTGATTGTCTCGCCAGTAGGCTTCTGCACCTTAAAGTGGTTGGTGTGCTCAAAGACCTGTCGAAGGCGAAGTCCGGGGGTTCGCATTAGCCCTGCTCCTCTGCCTCAAGGTCAGCCAGTGCTTCCATCGCGTTCAACCGAGACTCAAGTTCCTGAATGCGCGCGAGCGCAACAGCAAGACTCTGCTTGCCGGTCTTCTTGCGCGACTTGATGGCTTCAACGAATTTCTCAGCCTTCTGAGGCGCATCTTCCGCCTGAGCCACCGAGCGCGGGAGGACGATTTCGCCGGGGGACAGCATCGCGGGAACGGTGTCATTGGAGCGGGTGTCGCCATCAAACTTGGCGCGGCCCTTGATTTCGCCGCCCTTGGCAAACTTTGACCCGGCTTCCGCACCGGCTTTTGCTCCCGCAACCGCTCCCGCAGGACCGCCCATTGAACCAATCAATCCACCGGCCACGGTTCCAACAGCCGTGGCGATGCCGCGCTCGGTGTTCTGCTGCTGCCTCATGCGAAGCTCTTGCTCCGCCAGCAGGCGCTGCTGCTCCATCTGTTGCTGCGACAGTCCGAGTTGACCAGCCTGAGCGCCGAGGCCACCGGCAACCTGACTGCCAAGCAGCGTCTGCTGGCGCTGCTGCCCAAGCAGCGTGCCAAGATTGGCCTGTGCAGCCTGCTGCTCCGCAAGGCGAAGCTCCGCGCTCTTCCCGGCTGCGGCAGCTCGAGCACCGGCCTGCTGGGTCAAGAGAAGGCGCTGCGCGGCGGCGGGACTCATGCCCCGGGCAGAGGCGAGCTGCGACGCCGCTGCTGCCTGAGACTGCTCAAGCGCGCTGGCGTACTGAAGCGCGGCAAGGCTTGGGGTGCGGCCCTCGGCCTGTGCGCGAAGGGCTTCAGCAAGACGAGCCTGCTCCTGCGCCGTGCGGCGCTGCGCCTCCAGTTCCTCAAAGCCAAACTGCTGGCCCTTGGCAAATCCCTGCGAGTATTCGCCGGGCATCGACGCCTTGGGAACGCTCGGGTCATCCCCGAATCCAAAAAGACCCATGCTTGCTCTCCTAGCTGAAAATCTGCGTGGCGGGAACCTTGGCAGTACCCTGCTTGGCTCCAACCTCAAACGCGATTGATGACAGACTCATGCCTTCGCCTGCCGTCGCTGTGGGCAAGTCCTGAATGGTGAACTTTACCGCTTGCGTCTTCTGTCGCGCAAGGTCAATGCGCCATTGGTAGAGTTGGAACGTGCCGCCGTAGACGCCGTTGCCGTAGGGCGACGTTCCGCCGTAGACCGTAGGCGTCTGTGGCGTGACCGTCATCGACTGCACCGGAACATTGTTGAAGTCCACGCACACATCCACCGCGAGGTTATGCGGCGACTTCCATGCTCCAAGAATCTGCGCGCGACGCACGCGCTGGAAGCCCTGAATGTTGGCAAACGTCAGCCATGACGTGGAAAGTTTCAACGAGTAGGGGGCGCCAGCGTCGTTCCATATACCAGGCGTCTCTTGCAGTACCGTGCCGTTAGAACGAAGCAGGACCGGCGTTGCGTTCCAGATGAGCGAGTCAACGGCGTACTGTCCGGTAAACACTCCCCACTGCTGGACGAAGTAGTCGTAAACCAGCGTCTTGCCGCCACCGAGCGTGAAGCGCACTTGATTCACGTTCGCCATCAGCGTGGCCGAGGTGATGGTCTCGTTGTTGTACGCCTCAACCGGCGAGCCGATGTACTGCACCTGAAGCGACCGGTCGATGAGGTAGATGCCCTTGGCGCTCTGGAACATGATGCCGATGGGCATGCCGACGACCGAGCGCGGGTCGATGCAGCCCACGTCGCTCGTCACAAAGATAGCGTCCGACAGGTCGTTGGTGTTGACGCTGTTAACTGAGTCCGGCCCCTGACCGACAATGCAGAAGATGCTCGACCTCTTGAACACCAGCAGCTTGTCATCGACGCTCGCAAGCGCGGTAATGCCGCCGCCGCGAGGATCGATTTGCTTGATGAAGTCCTCGGTGAACTCTACCGGCGCCCCGATGGTGTCTGCCTTGGAGTACCAAAGCTGAAGCGGGTTGGTGCTATCCACCACCCACAAGCGGTTCCGATGAAGCTGAATGATGCCCGTTGGCGGCGCCGGGTCGTTTGGAAGCTCATATGGCGTACCATTGCTGGTCCCGGCGATGAACTGCGAGTACAGCATTGGCGCGGCGGCAACGCCGTTCACCTCAAGCGACGTGTCGGCCAGCTTGTCGGTGATGGTAACGTATGACCCGTTGACGATGTTAAACGTCGGCGCGGTAAGACTGCTGACCCGGTACAGTATCGCGCCAGCATTTGTGGTCCGATACGCCACAACCTGAACGGGCCTGTCTCCGACCTTTCGCGTCAACGGCAAACACTTTACAAGCAACGTCACCGAGTTGTCTGGTGCGGCGACAGTCACCTCAACGGCAGGACTGGGCGCGCTGCGATGCACGTTGTTTTGGTTGTCGGTCCACTCGTAGCAAACGGAGTACTGATACACGCCTGGACCTACGGCGCCGCCAGTAGTTGTTGCGGGACTCGCTTGCACGTCCTCCGGGTACAAAAGGAACCCATGCTCAACAACGCCGATGCCGTCGTACATCTGAACGATGCCGCCACTGAAGTGCAAGTTGCTGCCAAGCGTTTCATGGTCATAAGAGTAACGAGGCTCGTCAAAGTCTACTGTCAGCGATGACACGCCCGTCTGCGTGGCAAACCCTTCACCGGCAAGGTTGGCCTGCTCAAGCACCGGCATGATGAACGTGTTGCCGTCCGCCTGCGTAACGTCGGCTGGCAGGGGCATGACGTATCCCGTCGAGTACGGGGCGGCAGAGTAAACGCCTGGATACGCGCCAGCCGTCGAGTAGAGCGCCTTGCCTACCGTCATGCCGTCGTCGCGAACAAGGAAATAAGTCGTCTGAAGGCGGCTCTTGAACCCCACAAGGACGTATGCGCTTCCATGATACGAGAACGCGCGCCCAATCGGGTTCACCCAAAAGCGCAAAACACCGGACGATGTCACCGAGTAACTGTTATCGACCACGGCCTTGAAGGTGGTCACAAGGTCGCCGGGAAACGGAGAGACGCCGTATTGCGAACCCCAGAAAACCGTGAACCCAGAGGATTGAGGGTCGGTGCTGCATCCCGAGATGAGCATTGCGTTTCGCGGCTCGGGCAGGGAGGAGTACAGAACGCCGCTGCCCTCGACAGTCAGCGTGGATGGCGAAAGCGAAAAGGAATAGAATCGAACATCAGTTGACGGGCTGACATCGTCATCCGTTGAAAAAACGATGGTTGGGCCTTGTATCTGGCTCGCCACAAATACCATCGTCGGGAACACCGTGATGGAACGAGACAGGTACGGCACCGTGGTTTGCGCCGTGTACGCCAAGGGATTGACCAACCCATACATCCGCACCGTTGTGCCAAACGCCGGGTCTCGGTTGTTGAATGCGACGCACACTCCTTGGTCGGGAATGACACACACATCGTAGTTGGGTGAAGAAAGACTGACTGCGTCCGCATCAGCAATAATGCCGGTAAGCGTTGACACGGTCGGCGTCGTTTGCGGGTTTGTTGCAAGCAGTCGGGCAACCTTCAGCTCGGCGGTAGCAACATCGATGAAGTAAATAAAAAACTGATTGCCAATCGCCAGAACGCGCGGCTTGAACGCATCCAGCGCCAGCGACGATGACGAGACAACCGTCTGACCCGTTGCCGAGTCAATCAGCGAGTATCGAACGCAGTACGCCGTTGATGTGCCTCCGCTTGAGTCCTCCCATGCGTAGCACTGAATGCCGTTCGTAGCGAGTGTGCCGCTTGGGTTTTCCTGAGAATGCGTGTCGCGAACAACAGACGCCTTGGAGACCTGCGTTGAAATCAGGCCACCCTTGTCAGTCCAGTTGTTGGCGCCCTCATCGTAGCTGTAAATGCGTTTGCCGTCAGCCAGCAGAAGTTCGTTGCCATACGTTGCCAGACCGGCACCCGAGTCAACCGTTTGCGTCAGGCTGCCAGAGACAAGTGTGCCAAGAGCTGCGTAACCATCTCGCTTGCGAATAGCTTTCAGCGTGGTGAACACGCCGTTTTCAAGCTCCAGCAGTTTTCCTGCCGCAACCTGTTTCTCGTCTGTCTTGGTGTCCACGCCCTGAGCGAAGGGCATGGTGATGACCTGACGCTCAAGCATGACAGACCTCAGATTTGGTAGGCAATAACCTTGATATTGGAGTAGGAAAGCGTAACGCCAGAATCAACCTTCCCCTGCAAATAAAACGTGTATGTGCCTGCGGTGGGGTTTGCAATTACGAACGTCATGCAGGCCGGGGGATACGACGTGTTAATGCTCAGTACGGAGGCGCCGAGACCGTTTGCGCTGTATCCAGAGGCAAAAAAACGTAGGTAACCGTTTCCGATGCCAGAAACCCCAAAGAAGCCCTCGTCGCCACCAGTGCCGACGCCCTCAGACACGCAAGAGATAAACAGCGGTCTGCCGGCAACAATGGTAATTAGCGCGGCGGGAACAGTCAGGGCAACATACGATGTCGATGTGGTGCTTCCGTTGCCACCGCTGGACGGAACAACGCAATTGGACGTTTGTAGCTTTGCATAGGTAATCGCGCCGTCTTTGACCTTGGCGGTCTCTACCGCATCGGTTGCAATCTGCGCCGCAGTAATGCCAAGAGGCGCTACGCCAAGGGTTGTGCCGGTAAACGACAGGGTCGAGCCAAGTCCCGAGAAGAACATTACGCCCAAAGCACCGCATCCAACCAAACTAGCAGCGGGAGGCAAGGCCGATGGAAGTTGCAGTCCGTAGTTAGTTGTGGACGGGTGCGGCGTCAGCACAACGCCGTTCGACCCGGCGGTGCCGGTGCGAAGAATCAGCGGACCAACATCAACCACCGCCGCTTCATTGGTGGCCTTGGTAAAAACGTACCGTCCTGCGCCAGGAAGATAGGTGACAGCCGCCGTTCCCGAGGGCAGTCCGGTGATGCTCCCGGGCGTGGCAAAAATGCCGTTCCCGCTGGTAATTTGAACAGGCACGCCACCAGAGTTTCGGTAGAAAAAATCTCCGTTCTGGTCAGCGTACAACGATGCTGATTCGCTTGGCGCGGCCTGTGGATTGAGGCCGATGCGACGCACTCCGGACGCTGCGTTGTTTCCGAAGTCCAACGTGTCATTTATGTCTAGCGCAGCCGCAGGAATAGGCGCACCGGAGCCGTTGGTATGGTTGTGCTGGTCAATCAGCGTGAGGTCGCTGTTGATCTGGCTCGCCCACGTCGGTCCGGGCGTAACAGACACATCAGGGAGCGTCAGGTTCATATTCGGAGTGGTCATGCTTGCTCCCTACGTTGAGGTCGTGGGGGTGTGAGTGTACTCCACCCAGTTGGTTCCATCATAGACAAGAGTGATGCTTCCGCCCTCATCTATCTGTTGCGTGTTGGCGGCAAGCTGCAACTGCGTAGTCGTGCCGCGAGTCAACTTAAAGTGACCTGAACCCGGAGTTCCAACATTCAACAGCACAAGCACCTGTCCGGTCACGGCACCAGCCCAGACAATCGACGGCTGCGTCGTGGACAGGGTGTGGTTGGTGCCGTTGCATTGAATGCGATGCAGCGTTGTTGTTGGCGTGAGTTGGTCGGTCGCAGACGTGATGGTCTGCACCGCAGCGGTCGCAAGACGCTCAATCGCGATGGGGCTTTTCAGCCCTGCGCCAGGGGTCCAGTTACCGCCGTTGTAGACCAGCGCGTCACCGACCGTAGGCGCGGCGGCAGACACCGGGACCGTCTGGATGCCATCAACCGTGGGCGAGGGATAGGTGCCAGCAAGGTCGCCGCCAGCGGGTCCGCTCGGACTTCCGCCGCCACCGCCACCGCTCCCGCCGTAGCCCATGCCGGTCTGATAGTCAGCGTAGAGTTGCGCCTCGGTGCGAACCGTGGGCGAGACGCGCGCGTCATACACATCGCCGTTCAAGCCGGCGCCGATGCGCCAATAGCCGGTGCCAATGACGGGCCAATCAATTGGGCCGGTCGCGGGTGCGGAGATGCACTCGCGTCCGTTGACATAGCCGCGCAGCGTCGTGCCGTCGTAGGTCAACGACGCCATCAGCGGCTGCACCGTGCTCATGTCAAACTGCGGAGTCCAGATATCCACGGCGCCAGCGGTCGTGTAAACCCGGTAGTAGACCTTGTAGTTCAGCGTGGCGATGCGAACGACCCACGTTCCGCCGCCGATGTCCGAGTAGTTGAACAACTCGACTACGCCTGCGTTGTAGTAGTCGCGCCACCATACGCTCATCGTGAACGCAGTTGTTCCTGCGCCAGCGTAGATGTTGCTCGCGCCCTGAAACTTCCCGCTGTTACGAAACCGCGCCACGCGCTGCGACGGGCCGGGAAGGTAGAGCGCAGGGTCTTTGTCGTAGAACGTCGTCGTCGGACCCACGCCCGTCAGCGAGGCTGCACCCGCGCTACCGCTGTTTGCGGCAATGTTGGCCGTCGTCCCCGGCTGCGCGGCGTCGTCCAGCTTCCACCACAGGTACTCGGTTCCCCATGCGGCAGGCGTCTGCGGGGAGCCGCCGCCCGTGGCGATTGCGGTGGGTGTCCACGCCGTGCCGTCCCAGACCAGCGCCTCGTTGGTCGCAGGGGCAGTAGGCGAAACGTCATAGCCCTGAATGCGCTCAACGGTGTTCGAGCCGCTCGGGCCGGTCACGTCGCCAGCAAGCGTAACCGCTCCGCCGCCGGGAGCGGCCTGCCATTGCGAGCCGTCCCACGTCAGCACCTCACCCGTCATGGGCGCGAGAGTCGATACGGGCTGGCCTTGGATAGCGGCTACGGTATTCGCGTTCGACGGTCCGGTGGCATCGCCAGCAAGCGTGACGGTGCCGCCCGTCGTTGTCCCCGGCACCCATTGCTTGCCGTCCCACACAAGCGCCTGACCCGTAACCGGGTCGATGGGCGAGACCTTGTTGCCCTGAAGCTTGGTGACCGTGGGCGACTCAAGAGGACCGGACAGGTCACCCTTGACGTTGCGGAGAATAGGGTTCAGCGCTGAGGCAAGCTGGTCTTGCAGCCGGTTTAGCGAGTCGTCGTCGCTCTGGATGCGAGAGAGCTGCTTCAGCGTACCCATTACGGGATACCGCCGCCGCCGCCGAAGCCGTTACCAAAGGGCCAGGTACCGTTCGTCCACTGCACGTCGGCAATCGTCGCGGGGGAACCGGCGTCGCGGTTCTCTGCGGCGGCTTCAATCCGCTTGATGAGCGCCTGCTTCTGGTACTGAAGCGTCGTCGTGTCCGACTCTTCCTTCTGCCCGGCCTTGATGGCAGCGTCGGTGATGACGTACTCAAGCCAGCCCGAGACGCCGTCAGCGGTGATGCTGTCGCCCTGCACCGAAGTGGCGGACAACTGAAAGCGCGTGTCTACGCCAACCGTGGTGCCGTTGTAGAGCGACAGTCCGATGGGCGTTGTTGCGTTGCTTGTCAGCGTTATGGTGACGCCAACTGCCTCGGCGGTCACGTCGATGCCCAGCGCGTTGATTGCCGCCGCAATGTTCGACGCCGTAAGCGCGGGAGCAGCCGCAATCTGCGCGTGCAAATTGATGGACGACGACCCAATCACAAGGAGGTCGCCTGACACGGGCTGCTGCGCGACCGTCAGCGTCACCGGGTCAACCAAAGCCCTGAGCCGCGGGACGTACCAGATGCGAATTTGCTGACCCGTCTGCGGCGACGGCGTGAACCACAACTTGTTCGCACTCAGGCGATAGCGGAGGTTCGTCACGCCAATCCACGTCTGAACGTTCGCGGTGGAGTAGCGGTTGCGCTCCGCAAGCGAAAACGGCCTGAGCGAGACGTACCCGTCGGGGCCGCTGCTAATCTCAAGGTCTACGCCGAGCAGCTTGAAAAAATCTTCAGGAAGGTCGTACCGGCTCACGTTGCCCTGCAACGAGAACTTGTACTCCTTCATGTAGTAGTCGTTGCCGTACTTCTGCACCAACAAGTCGTACAACTCAAAGTACGAGGCGTTGATGTAGCTGTTGAACTCTTGGTCCGAGACGAACTGAGAGTTCACCATGTCGGCGCGCTGACGGGTCGCCAGACGAAGCTCTGGCAACGTCATAATCGGGTACGTCATCGCGCCTCCTATGCAGATGGGAGGAGCCACATTGCTGCGGCCCCTCCCTCTACATTTACCACGGCTTAGTACTCGCCGTGTTCCTCTTCCTCGCTGATGTGACGGCCTTCCTCATGCGGCATGGAGTCCGCGATGTGGAAGAACGCCTTCAGCGCTTCGGTCACGCCCTTCGCGTCCTTGGCATGAATCGCGTCAAGCAGCTCCTCGGAGCAAGCGTGGAGCGAAGCGTCGGGACGCTCCTCCATCTGCTCCTCAGAGTCATGCTTCGGCTTCATCTTGCCGAGGATGATGGCAACAGCGCCCTTCTCGTCGTGAATCATGGCTGACTCCTTAGAGAGCGGTCGAGTTGGCGAGGTCAAGCGCCAGCAGCGCCGTGGTGCTGACCGGGGCAGAGCCACCGAAAGCAACCTTCACAAGCGGGTTGTTCTGGCTGTCAACGCTGTCAAGCGTAACCGCCACACCACCGATGCTAGGGCTGGGATTACCAACCTCAACGACCGACGCAAGCAGCAGGCGAACGTACGGATCCTGAAGCTTGATGGTGTACTCAGGACCGACCGGCGTAATGGTCTCGCCAACAAACCCGTTCGACGGGTTGATGGTGACGGGGCTGGTCAGCGGGTTGATGACTTCCGACGTGACAACGGTGGCAGCGCCAGCGCCGTCGAACGTCAGCTTTGCGTACAGGGTAACAACGCCCTTCTGGAGCGTTCCCTGAAACTGGTTGTAGGTGCGGTTAGCCATTGATTTGTCTCCTAGAACAAAGGGCGGCCCCAGCACAATACCAGAGCCGCCCCATGTTCAGTTGGAATTACGCGCCCAGCTGGCAGACGCCGTTGAAGCCCGGGGCGTTGCAGCCCAGGTTGGCGTAGCTGACAACGCGCAGCTCGGCGGCATCGCTGTTGTACACGCGAAGCATCTCAAGCCCGTCAGCGTACTTGGCGATGTGCGGCGCCGGTCCGAGCGAGTACAGCTTCCAGGTATCCATCTGGAGGAGGTACGCAGTCTTCGCGGTGCAGGAGCGGTCCGGGAACACCTTGATCTGACCGGCGGCGCCGTTGATCAGGATGCCGGGGTAGTAGATCTTCGCCGGGCCGTCGAACGAGATGTACTGAGCCTTCGCGCCCAGCGACTTCTCAAGCGCGGCATAGGAGGCGAAGTTCATAATGGCAACGTCGGGCGAGCCACCTTCACGGGCGACCAGCAGCGAGGCGTCGATGAGCGCCTCCTCAATGCTCTGCTGCGAGCCGTCGTAGCGCACGCCGGCCAGACGGGTCGGGTCAACCGAACGGTTCACGCCGTAGAAGTTGTCGCTAGAACCCGGCGCAACGGACGGCAGCCACGCAGCCAGACCACTGATGGCGAGATCCTGATCGCCCTGCACGATGAGCGAGTCACCGATGTTCCAGCCAGCGGGGTTGCCAGCGGCGGCACCCATGTTGGTGGCCGACACGGTCACAACGCCCGTGCTACGGTTCACGGCGATGACCCAACCCGAGGAGCCACGGTCGAGGCCGGTCGCCGGATCGATGGCGCGCAGAACCATGTTGACTTCAAAGTTCACCACCGACGAGGCGTTCTTCAGCGTAACAACGCCAGGCGTCAGACCGGTGATGTTGCCGATGTAGCCACGCGAACCGGTGCCATCGCTGAAGAGCTGCTGCGCGATGCTGTTCGTGATGGCCTTGATGGCGTTGTCGATGACGGCGGTTGCGCCGTTGATGAACGCCATCTTGTCGGTCTTCGAAGCCAGCATCGTCTGGTTGTCGATCTGCGCGATGCTGTAGTTGCTCTTGCGGGTCAGGGCGAACGACTCAATGGTAGCGGCAGTCTGGTTCGCCTGCGCGGTCGAGAAGGTCGCGCTGCGGCCCTGCGAGGTGTTCACGATGAGCGGAATCGGCATGTACTTACCGCCGAACTCCTCCATCTTCGGAATCATCGCGAGGAAGGGGTTGTTCTTGTAGACCAGGTTCATAATCTTCTGGTCGTCGTAAAGCTCCTTCAGCGCGGCGTTAGCAGCGCCAAGGTCGAACGAGAACGACGGGCCACCCGTCTGGTTAAGAGCGGGGGTCGGGGGAGTACCTGCACCGGGCCAAGACATGGAAAATCCTATCGCGTGCGCTGCACGCAAAGCTGACACCAGCGAAATGCTGGTGAATCAGCAAATTGAACAGACAAGGGAAACGGGGATACTTCGTCTTGAGTCGCTGCCGAACCTAGCGGTTAACGCCCCTCAAGCCGAGCAAGCGCCGCTGCAATTCGGTCCCCATCAGAGCGGGGTCGCTGCGAATTTGCCGCCGCACTTGCCGTCAGGTCGTTCGTCAGCGTGCGTCCCAGCTTGGGAGCGTCACCCTGCGTCGGAGCCTGCGGCGAGGCCGCTTTCTGCTGCGTAACTGCAAACTTCTTGGTCGCTTGGGCCTTGCGCGCAAGTTCCTCAAAGTGCTCTTCAACCAATCGCGCAGCCTCCGAAACGTCCATGAGCTTCTGCGTCTGCTTGAAATGCTCTTCAATAACTTGCGATACCAGATTTGCACCCTCGTAAAGGGCTGTCAACTCGTAAGTGTCGGCATGCTTCGCGACGTAGTCAGCGACCTCTTCGCGGAACTGCTCAACAATCTGCTGCTGCTCCGCCTCTGCGGCAGCGCGCTGCTGCTCCATCAGGCGCTTCTGCTCGCTGGTCTGCTGACGCTTGAACTCCTCAAGCTCCTGCTTCAGCGACATAACCTCCGCCGAGGGCGTGGGCTTGTTGTCGTTCATCAGGTACTCGGTAATCTCCTCGTAGGTCAGGCCGAGCTGCTTGAGCGCGTCAACGGGGTTCAGGCGAGCATTGCGCTTCATTTCCTGAAACGCCTTGATTTCCTCCGCCTGTCGCGCCAGTTCCGCCTGCTGCTGCTTCACAGCCTGAGCGCGGCGATAGACCTCCGCCTCCTTGCGAGCCAGCACCGCGAACTTGTCGCTGGTGCGCTCCTTCGGCGTCTCCACCGGAGGCGCGGACTGAGCGGGAACCTCCTGCTGAAGAACCTCTGCCGCAGTAGGCTGCGGAATTGGCTCCCCTCCCACCTGGCCGGTCATCATGTTCGTCATCGTCGTCGCTGCTTCAACACCCATCCACTTACTCCTTGGTTACTGTACCGGGACATTCGGTACGAGGTCGCTTGCGCTCATCGGCATCGGCGGCGCCAGCGGCTCTCCCGTTGCACCCGGCATGACCGGAGGCATCTCGGGAGGCGGCGGCATCATCGCCTGTTCAATCTCGGCAATCTGCTGGAGGTACCGGCGCAGCAACTCCAGCCGGTCCTCGCGAAGGTTGTTGGCCTTGCCCTTCGCGTAGTACTCAAGGCAGAGCTGCTTCGACATCTGGAGGTCGTCCAGCGGGTCGGGCGAAGTGTAGTCGCCGTCGTCCACAATCCGGTCGAACACCATCGTCAGGTAGTCCTCCTCGGCGTTTGCCAGCGACTCCACTTGGTCAAGGTCGGGGAAGTCCAGCAGACGACGCGCCTGACGAGGCGAAAGGAACCCGGCCTGTGCGTACTCTTGAATCGTCTGAAGGCGACCGGCAGGGTCTTGCGGCAGTGACGACACCGGGTAGCACTGCATGACGTAATCGTCTTCGGAGAGCTTGATATCGCTCCACTCAACGCGCGCGATGGACTTCTTGCCGGGGACTCGGACCTCGTACTCCTTGTCCTCGCCAGCAATCAGCTTCGCCACCTCAATGGAGAGGCGCGCCACGTCCATGTACATATTCTCGTAGCTCTTGGACGGGGTATGCAGACGGTCGCTCTGAATGTCCGAGAACTCGCGAATTGCGCGACCGCTGTTGAGACCCTCGGGCTTCAGGCTGGACGCCGCCATCTGCGACACGCCGGCCTGTTCGTAGCCCTTGTTGATGAGCGTCTGGAGGTGCGAGAAGACCTCGGGCGCGACGATGTTCGGCACGACGTACTGCGGCGCGGTGCCGGTGTACATGATGATGCTGCCGATGTCGTTGTTGAGATGTTCCTTCACGACCTTGGAGCCGTTCTCAACGAACACCTTGAACGACCCGGCGAGGTGGAACGACCGCTGGATAATCCACAGCAGCTTGTTGATTTCGAGCTGGATGTTCTGAAGCTGCTCCGCGAGACCCTGCCCCCAGTAGCCGTAGAGGCGCGGCGACCACTGGCAGCGCGCAAACGGGAACCACTGGTGCGGCCACGGCTCAATCTCGCCCAGCACCGCGCCATCGACGGTGATGACGTGCTTGCCGTCGTCGGCGGCGGGTCCGCTGGGGAGGTGCCAAGACTCGCGCACGGTGATCATGTCCGCGACGATGCTGCGACCGTTCTCCTCGGTGCGCGCAGGCTTGATGCCAGCAATCTTCGCGGAGTCGTCGGGAAACATATCAAACAGCACCTGACGGTCCACCTGCTTGACCCGGTGCATCTGTCGCGGCGAACCGTAGAGCGACTCCACGTCGTCCACAAAAATCTCCGACGACATCACCCGCTCATGGCAAACCCGGTCGCCCTTCGCAAAGACGTGGATGAACCCGTCGCCCCACACAGCGGCGTCGCGGAACACAATGGTCCCGAGTTCATGCGTGCTGTTCTCGTAGAACACGCCGTCGAGGAAGGCGTTGAGCTTCTTCGCCTCGCGCTGCTTCCTGTAGTCGCCGCCGTTGGTGAGGAACAGCGGCTTCGGGCGGTTGCGCGTAATCTTCGCCACAACCGTATCAACCACGCTCTGCACCAGGTTGTAGCTGATGCGGTCGCGGAGCGCCGGCTGCTGTGCGGCAAGCTTGCTGAACGACACACCCGCCAGCGTCGTGGGCGACAAGTTGCCGTAGAGACGCGACGACACAATCCACTGTGTCGCGCGGAACGACTGCGCGTCGCGGATGAGGTTCAACGTGCCGCTGATAACGTCAGCGCAATCGGAACCCTTAAGCATCCACCAGCGTCGTTCTTTGTTATCAGGCAGCTTGTCCGGTACGCCCGAACGCTCGCCGCCTACGGTGAAATCACGAAACTCGATAGCCATTGCGCCTCCAGCGTCTGCGGAGCTTCACGCCATACATCTTGCCGAGCGTGAGAAAAGCCTCCCGCTCCGCATCGCCCGTCATGTCGGGAAACCACTGCTTGCACAACTGCCCAATGACGAAGACGCGCTCCTCGGGCGACAGCGGCGCAAGCTCGCTGAACCACGGCACTTTGCCAGCCTGCAAGGCCTTCACGCAAGTGTCCTGATCAACAAAGCCCCGCCAAAGCGCCGCGCGGTACAACTCCTCGCGCTTGCCCGGTCCGCGCTCCTGCGTCTCTTCACTCATGCGTCGGCCCCTTGGTTGAGATGCAAAGGTCATACGAACATCCGTGAATGCATCCATCATTTACATGGTCAATCGCCCATGAATGGCCGCACGCGCAGAGTGAGCCGGTGGCATCCTCAAACACTCCCTGTGGCTCCATAGGCATTGAAGGCCCGTTGGACGATGAGGGTGTGCCACCAAGCTCAAGTTCCAAGTCTTTCACAGCAAGCCGCTTCAGTCCATGCTCGCGCATGAAATGAACCCACTCGGCAACCTCAACGCGCTTCATTACTGCTCCCATACCGCCATCTGCTGGTCTTGATACTTCTTCTCTTCAAGCTGCTTCTCAAGTTCTGTCTCGTACTCCAGCATCATCCACTCGGCCTTCTCGTTGCCCGAGCGGAAGCCCTTGGAGTTCGTCTGGTCGGCCAGATACTGGTAGCAATGCCGCCAGGCGTACAGCATGGCGTCAAGGCAGTGGTTGGCGCACGCTGGATGCTCTTCTCTTTTTGGGAAGGCGCGCTCGTCCCACACCAGCGCCATTGCCTCATCAATCACGGCGGCGCCCAGCTTGTTGTGAATCTTGATGTACCCGCTGATGAAGTCGCCGTTCATAATCTCAATGAAATCGGCTTTCCCCTGCTTCTGCGCTGGCGTCAAGGGAATGTCGTGACGGCGGCGAATCTCCTCCACCGCTTGCTTGTTCGCGTTGTCGATGATGATGCTGTCGAACTGGAACCGGCTCATCAGCTTGTGCGTCCGGTCCGCCACTTCGGTGATGTCGCACCCGGCCTTCTTGTCGGCGCCCAGCACATACAGCGTCCGGTCGTAGTCGTTGTACGCGACCACCACCCATGCGGTAGGGTCGTTGAACCCAAGGTCGATGCCAAGGACATAGTGCCAGCGACCGTTGCCCTTGATTACCGGCAACTCGTCAAACGTGTTGCGCCCGGATTCAAAGCGATACACCAGCTTCGTATCGTCCACCACCCACTTGCCCAAGTAGTGCTGCTGGAAGATGGGCGTCTGCTCAATGGCAGGGTTTGCCAGCTTCAAGTCCTCAATCTCGGCCTTCCATTGCTCCGCGACCTTCGGGTTCTCAAACGCCGTCCAGCGGTAGCATGACCAGCCGTCCTTCTCCCATTGACCGGCCTCGCTCGGGTCTTGCCCCCGGGTCAGGTCGTAAAACACGCCGCGCTTCATGTTGCCGGGGGTACCAATCAACGCGATGGTGCCTCGGTAGTCCGCCGTTGCAGGCTTCAAGATGCCGTACACAATTTCATGTAGGTTCACGTTGTACGAAGCGGCTTCGTCTACCGCGACCGCTTTGAACTTCTGACCGAGAGCCTTTTCCTTTTCCTGCTCGTCGGCGTCCATGCCCAAGAGGTAGATGATGCTCCCGTTCGGCAGGGTCGCGCTCAACTCGGTCTCATTGAACCGGCATTGCAACCCCTGCTCGCGGTCAATCGCCTTCAACACATCCTTCCACATGATGCGCTTGGCAGATGCTCTTGTCAGCGCGACGTACAGGCACGACACACCGGGATTTTTGTACGCCGCCTCCAGCAGCATCAGCCCTGCGGCGTAGGACTTACCCGCGCGACGGGTACAGAGCAGCGCCTTCATGCGCGACGGGTCATCCAAAAAGCGCGTCTGCCAGACGTGCTCGGGTGTGCGAAACACCGGCTCCTTCTTCTCGGCCTGTACCAACGCAAAAAACTCCGACCTTTCGGCGGGAGTCATCGCGGCCAGCAGCTTCTCTAGCTCAACGGGAGTGACGTTCATGCGTCCTGCCGAAACAGCGCCGCATGACGGTCGCACGCCGGTATGCCGCCGCCGGTAGCGTACAGATGCGTCAGCACAATCGTTGGCGGCTCATCGCACGGCTTCCACTGGGCAAACTCGTGCAGATGCGGCAACTCGCCGTTGTAGCCGTCAGGGTGGATTTTGAATGCACATGGCTGGCTCATTCCTGCGCCTCCCGCATCATGCGTTCGTACTCTTCCCGGTCTACCGGCTTGGTTGCGCCAACCTCGACGCCCAACAACTCATCGTGCTCCGCCTTCGTCAGAAGGCGCGGCGATTTTTTTTGCCACGCATCACGTTTGACGCGCGACATTGCCTTGACTCGATACGCATCAACCTCGCTGCGTTGCTCAGGCGTCATTCGCGACATGAGAAACGCGCGCTCTTCAAGGTAGTTCTCAGCCGCCGCTAGGCGCTCCTGCGCCCACGGCCCGTCAACCAACATCACTTGTACTGACGTTAGGTGACTCAGCAAAAACTGGCCGTCCTCGGCGTTCAATGGCTCGCAGTTCAGAAGCTCACGCCAGACGGCGTGGTGACGCTCGCGGAATGTCATGCAAAGAGTGAAGCGGGGCGTCAACGGAAAGTCAAGAAATCAAAGCCGGTCAAAGCAAAACCGCGACGGGACAACGCGCGGTCAAAACGGAGGGGCGATTGCGCACCGGCAACATGGTACCTATGTGTGGGGTAGGCATAGAAGGAGCAAGCCCTGTGAACATGG